ACGGTGTTCTCTATCGGCATGTCTGTCTTTAGTGGTATGGGCGAGCTCACCACTGCCCTGTCTCGCATCTTTTCTGCTGCATTCTCAAATCCAAAACAGCTTTCGTCTGAAGTTGCAGCGGCATTTAAGACTCTGGCAAGAGTAATATCTGCCGTCCCTCGTCAAGCCAACAGAGCTTGGCAATACCTCGTCACAGGAGATCAAGCATTCCTTGATCCATCTATGAACGATGCGCTCAAAAACATGGATTACGCATCCATCGGTAAGAATAACCAGCTTGCTGAGCAGATGGCGAAGTCTGATAAGATTCTCGAAAAGAGCATGGGTCTTTTCATGCGAACAGTTAGCCGACTACTTACCGCTCTCGATTTGTTTAATAGTGGACTCACCAAAGAAGGCTCGCTTTCTATTGTGTTCCGCCAGCTTGATCTTGATCCTGTTAAAATCCAAATGCTTGAGAAGAAGTCTGACTTGAAGGCATATAAGGATCAGGTGATTCGAGACTATTTCAACAATGTGCAGCCAAAAACTCTCAACGAAAAAGCACTCGTTGAATCCTACGCCATGGCTGAAATGATGAAGGCTCTGGATGAAATTGGCAACGTGTCTGAAAACGCTGACCAAATGGCAATGCAGGGTGCGATGACGCTCGATCCTTCTGGCCTTGGTGGATATGGCTACCGTTTCGTTAAATCAATGATGAAGAGTGCTGAATCTGGCACCGATAAATTGTTGGAACGAAACCTTCGCAAATGGGATGAGGCAGTCGGTGTAGATGAGAAAGCGGAAGCTGGCGTGAAGTTGGTTTTGTCTTATATCTTCCAATTCGCTGCCTACAACGCTGCAAACTTGGTAGGTGTCCGATTTGCTCGCTTCGCTGGTAACAAGTTCAACCAGAGTCTTAGCTTCTTGCCTTTAATTGGCGCTTTGAGGCTGTATGAGGCCGAGTTTGATTCTGACCGCATTCGTGGCAAGGAGGCGTTCACAGATATGATCAAGCGTAACCAACTCACGGGCGTAATTGCTGCTGTGATTGGATACTATGTTCTTAAAGCTATCGCAGAAGAACCGGATGATGAGAAGCGAGGCGCATTCATCAATGGTGGTTGGAGCAACTTGACCCCAGAAAAGAAACAGCAAAAGATAGCTTCTGGACAAAAAGAATACACGCTTGGCTTTGGGGATACGGTGATCAATTATGGCAACTGGCCTGGATCTGGCATCCTAGCAGCCATCGGTGGATTATCAGATTTGATCCGCTTCTCGCCTGACCAATGGAATGATAAGACTGTTGCCAACAAACTACTGTCTGCAACCACGTCTGGCGTGTTTTCAGCTATGGAAGTTCCAGCCCTGTCTCAGTTCCAAGAACTGTTTGGTAGTAGCTTGTCCAGCAAAGATCCGAATGAGCAAAAGCTCACAAAATTTGCTCGCGTCATAGGAAACTATGTGGGCGGTTTCGTTCCTCGTATCCTCAAAGATATTGATTATATATCCGATCCAAACTTCAGGAAATACGAAACGCTGTGGGAGAAAACAGCCTCGCACATCCCTGTTTATCGTCGTTACGAAGGCAAGGAGTACTACGACATCTTGGGCCAGCAAATCCAACGCAATGTGTATCCTGGAAGCCGCGAGTTCATGGTGAAGCCAACTGATCCAGCCTATAAGGTTCTCGGCGCTCTCAATTCCCGTGGAATCTGGCTGACTCCTGCTAATGCTGAACACCGCATGGTTGGCAAGGGCGCTCGTCGTCGCTCCCTCACGCAGGAAGAAGCTGACAACTACAGCCTTGAAACCGGCAAAGGCTATAAGCAGATGCTTCTGCGATACGGTCAGCGTGCGCTCCAGATGCCCACAGAACGCGCCAAAGCATTCTTGTTGGACAAAGCTGACGAAGTGCGCGACAGGGCGCTCAAGAAGGTCTATAGGGGCTATCAACCTGCAACGTGATGCAAGAACTCATTCGCAAGAACACCATCCCAAAGGAATTCAACCACGCGAAGCTGCGTGAGCTATTTCCAACGGCTATCATCACTGGCGATACATACGGCTTCTTCTACCACGTTGAAGCTACAAACACGGTATTCGTCAGATACGGCTGGCGTGATCTAGCGAAATCCGTTCAAGAGCACCTGGAGGGAAATGGCATTGAGATTCCAGCGAATCTTGGCCTTATCATGCAGGAGGCATTCTGCCAGCATCGTCCTGATTTATGCGTTGATCGCGATCCTGACAGCGAGGCAAAGATTGGAGCATTTCAGATGATGAAGCGGTTCTACAATTCTGCCGTGAAGCCCTACCTTGCTGGACAGCTTGTGGATCAAGAGGAGGCTAATCGAAGAGCGGCTATTTGTGCGACCTGCCCGAAGAACACGGACAAAATTGTGGAGTTCTGCGTTAGTTGCTCAACTCGTAGCCTTGTTGGGCATATCAACCAGTTCTTGACGAGTCGGCATACGCCTAGCGATCCTCTGTTGAAGAACTGCGCCGTGTGCCATTGCCTACTGCCAATGAAAATATGGATAAGAAAAGATGATATGGACGAGCCTGAGCTTCGTGAAAAGTGGCCTGAGCACTGTTGGATGAAGTAGTTAAAATTCCGCTGGAGTATTCGCTTGATTGTCAGTCGGACAAAATTGTAGTTCATCTAGCATATCAGAAGGTTCGGCCTTCCCGTTTGCCATTGCTTCAATCCAGCGTGCAGGGTCAATGGTTGCTGTATGCTTCCATCCAACATCCAACATCGCAGATTCAAACTGGCAGATTTCGTCAGCGGATAAGCATTTAATCACTCCGTTAAGCGCATAGACAAAAAGCATCCGGCCCAACAAGGTTTCTGATGAAACACTGACAACATCGTTCTTGGATTTGGTATTCATTCGCGGTGAGTCTACACTTGATTGTTTGGCACAAAATAAGACACGACTTCTAGCCCGTCATCGCGCCAATCTTGAGCAATGTCTTTTTGATCGGTCACAAACTCCTCGTCTCCTACCGTGCATTTCCACTCTTTTCGCTGAGACATTAGAGATTCGATCTGTGTCGCAGCATCTGCCATTATTGCAGATATTTCATCCGCGTAAGGTGTCCATCCAGAACGAAGAAGCCGAACGAGGCGCTGCATGGAATGCCGAGGGGCATCCTGCGCGAGTCCAGGCGTTAATTGGTCGGCATCCATGAGCTTATGCGTTCTCCGTTGGACGCATCCGGCGGTTGATCGCGTTGATTAGACGCAGGTGATTGCTTTGGGATTTATCGACAGCATATCCCAACGTGTCGATCACATGCGTCAGGTTTGCCGCAAGGCGCTGGAACTCTTTGAGCATCAGCCGGACATCTTCCACATGCACGGCTTCAACCTCGCCACCGTGAACGGGATCAATCAGCCGTTGAGTGATTTCATCCAACTTGAACGGAGAACAAAACGATGGACGACGACACCCACCAGTCTGCTGCGGTTGAAAGGGTTTTGGCTTCGGCGTGGATTTCTTCTTGGGCATAGCGTGGGGTGGTTAGTGGTGGGCGCTCGTCATCTTATCGTTCGGCAGCACAATCTTTCTCCAATGCGTTGCGTGATCATATCCACGGTCATACGCACCCTCCCAGATGTCATCGCCATCAGACCAATCTACATCGCCGTATTTGTTGGCGTCTTCTTTGGTTGGCAGGCGATCATCAACTAGAACCCATGAGAGTTCGAGTAGAATCTTTTGCAGTTCATCAATGGTTTTCATATTCGGTATCTAACTATACGTCCGTTTTTGGTTGAGATGCAAGTGGGATTTTTCTTTTTGGTCTTTCACTCACAGGAACAGGAAATGCTGTTTGTGTCTTATTTATAATAAATGAAAGCGTCCCTTTGCTGCTCAATCCAAACTCAATCATGGTTTTATTGAATCCATTCTCTTTATAGTATTCAATAATTTTTACATGATCGTGTTTCATGGCATGCCTAGAAGTTGCAAATGCGTGAGCATGTCTAGCTTCAGCAGGTCGATCCATCATGTTTTGTGATGATGTTCCAGGTATGATATTATCAATGTGATTATTCAATGAGTTTCCATCTAGGTGGCGGCATACGATATTAGGCTGGTAGATTTCATCGCCAAATTTAAACCAAGCATTGAAGCGGTGAACAAGGCACTTACAACGCTTTGTTTTTGGGCCGAATGAAAACACTCGATAACCATTACTTAGTGATTGACCAACAATCGAACCGTCTGGTTTTGTGATTGTTTTGCCATCAGGTGTTATGCGGAATCCCATGTTGGCAGCTAATTCCTCATTTCTGTTTGGTGTATAGAATGGTTTTTTCATATTACTCATTTTCTCTTGCTGGATCAAAGCGGAAGAACCTTCCATTGAGCGTTGCCTTAACGATTTTCAGCCTCTCTCCATTTCTATTCTTCTTGATAAAAAGGTTCCTCTCGTAATTCGGCTCATCCTCTTTCTTTTTCTCCCATGCCTTTGCCTGCTTCTCAAAGGGCTTTTGGATGATTATCAAATTGTCTGAATCTTGCTCGATGGCTCGCGACTCGCGAACCTTTCCATCCTCATTAAGCTGTGACGGCATGATGATGTGAGCGCCAGTCATTTTAGCACACTGCTTTGCTGTGGCCGTGATATGGGCAACTTCTCGCTCACGGTTTCCACCATTGGTTTTAGATGTCAGGCAGAGTTGAATGTAATCAATGGAGGCCACTAATTTCTGCCCCTGCTTTAATCGCTTTGAGCGCCTAGCAATATCTCGGCAGATTTGTTCAATGGTCTTGCCAGCGACATCCACGATGGAAATCGGCCACTTGGATAGACGCATCGTTTTGACGCCAATGCTTTGATGCTCAACACGAGTCAGCATCCCATGTTTCAAATTACTAGAATCAATACCGGCTTGTGAGCAAATCAACCTTCCAGCCTCTTCTGTGTCTCGCATCTCGTAGGTGTAGATCACGCCAACATGATCCTGAAGGCATGCGGATTCCACAAATTGACGAGCAAGGCAGCTTTTACCGTCACTGGATTCACCAGCGATAACAGTTAGTCGTCCATCTTCCAGACCACCAAGGTATTTATCGAAACCAGCAAACCCAGTGGAGATGCCTGGAATCTTGCCTGGATTGGCGCAACGCTCCTCAATTCCATTCAAAACGTCTGTTAAAAGCTCTCCAATTTGACGACATGGCAAATCTGCGCTGGAATCATCGTTTACAGCCTCACAGACGAGCTTGGTGACGTGCTGGATGGCATCAGTAGCGGAAACACCATCGGCCTCTTGAAACGCCTGCAAATGGGCAATACCAGCAGCCATGGCACCGATCATCTGGCGGAACGCAAATTTGTCCCGCAAGATGGTTAGGTAATACTGATAATTTGAAGCAGACGGAATCAGTGTGAAAAGCTCACTGATGAACGCAGGTCCACCAACGATAGTCAGCTTATTCGCATTTCTGAGAGCATGAGTGAGTGAGATTTGATCAATCGGCTTACCTGCTGCGAATAGACCGATAATTGTTGTGAGGATGATACGATTTGCCTCATGATACATGATCTCGGCATGAGGCGCTTCATCACACAGCGATGGTCGTTGAAGCAAGCATGAGAGGATCGCTTGCTCCGTATCATCGTCATACGGAAGCTGTTTGTTGAGAGAGGCTAGAAGATCCTCGGTTGTTGGTGGTTGTGTCATTGTTGTTTCTGAGCCTCCACGATAATCTTCGGCCAATTTTGGCAAAAGTCGAAAATTGTAGATGCCCTAACAAAAGCTGGGCAAAACTTGTCTTTTGATCGCTCCCAGCACCAAGAAACAATGTGGATCAGTTCTTGGATGTCTTTATCACAGATGCGGAGGAATCCTTGAAGCTGCTTGGCATCCTTTGGCTGGAAATAGTACTTTTCACCAAATGTCTTGATGTAGCCATCTGAATAGGCGGTGATGAATGGATGGAATCTGGGGTCTGCCGGAAGTGAAGGTCTGCCACGCCTTTTGGGTATTGGCATTGAAGAATTAAGCCTCAAAACCTCTCCGGCATTTATTGCCGGTAATGGTGTATTCTCTGATGTACTCTCTGTACATATAGTAGTTTGGCTAAAACAGCCTTCCAAGTTTGGCGTTTTTGTGCATTCCAGTATGGCGCTTTCCGCCATACTGAGGGAATTAATTTTGGCAATATATGTCAGTTTAGCCTCTAAAGCACTCAAGTTGAGACGATAATAAAGCTGCGCTGGAATCCCAATTAATTTCTCCTCCCAGCAACCTAAATCCTTGAGATTTCTCCTAGCACTCTCCTGCTCACGTCGAGAGAGACACGTCTCCTCTTCCCACTCTGCTTGAGTTTTATAAAACCATCCACCAGGGTCTTTTGTTCGACTGCTCCAGTAAAATGCCTGACTAAGCATCACACCAGCATTGACTGATCCTGCCATTTTTGCAAAAATTCGGTGGTATGCAATTGGCCTGTCTAAAAGTTGGATAAAAAGAGATTGATTCATAAAAACAAAAAGGCCGCTCAGGTTGCTCCCCCGGTTGCGGCCCGGTTTTACCCGGCGAGGAAGCGGCCTGAACGGCCAATGATTGATAAAGCATCTGGTTCTATATGGACGCAACTCCCAAGAACTTCGACACACCAACGCTACTGCATCAAAAAATACAGTCAACAAAAACTACCCAATCGCGGCCAGTTCTTCGTGTTGAGCCAGCACATTCTGCACATAGGCAATTTCCAAGGCTTCGCCAAATTGAGCTTCGAGTAGGCAATTGTAAAGCCTGTCTGCATCCTTGCGCGATTCGACCAGCTTACCACGCCATATATCCTCAATGCGGATCAGTTGCGCCTGGAAGCTCTCCTGGCGTTCTTGAAGGCGTTGGTTTAACTCGGTGATCACCTCACCTATTTTGAGGCATTTAAGCTCCAATTCGGCAGATTTCGTGATAAGACTGTTCCGTTCTAGTACAATTTTTCGGGCAAATTCTGTAGAAACCATGTATTTTTGAGAGAAAGCCATTTTCTCAGCCGCATCTGTCTCTGGTGTATTCATATTCAGTTATTGATAAAGTGTACGTCGATCTCTGCTGCGATGTCCTCAACCATGTCGTCCAGTGTATCGACAGCGCATTCCCAAACTGCATCGCGCATCAATGGGTCGTAGCTGGCGATTTGAACGGCTAGCAGGTGAATGAGAACTTGTGTAGTCTCGTCCTTGGATGCCTTAGTGCTATTAAGTGTGCGAGCCAATTGATTGTGTAGGCGGCATTCCGCGGATGGTTGTTTTGAGTTTGCCATTATTTGATTGTTCTCCGGCAGTATTCAGCAATGAGCAGACCGTCCGCAATTGCATGTGTAATCTTCAGATGTGGAAACAACTGCTGAGATTTGGCCTTGCTCACGTTCTTATCGCCTTTTGTTAAGCATCCAAGCTCTTTCTGCCATCTTTGTGGAGTGACGTAGGTGTATGGGATGCGTGCCGCAGTGAGTGCCATCTCTAGGTTTCCAAATCCACGTCCAAATTTGAAGGACGATGAAACTCCCTGCCCCGGCATGGAATGCACAGATTCAAGACAACAGTGAATCGTGTCACGCTTAAAATCGTCTGGATTCCATTCATCAAACACTTCCCACAAATCAGTCAGAGTCTCAGGCATTTTTACAGCCCAAGCCTTCGCTGGATTATTGTCAGGAATGAAGGCGATGCTACCAGACTGTCCTGGGTCCACTCCGATAGACAGCTTCATGATCCCTCCATTTCTAATTCCATCACGCGAATCCTAGCCCACTCAATCCACTCGGATTCAGCCTTGCTGATTTCCTCTTTGCAGGAGTGATAGACAATCGCATCGTCAAACAGTGCGATCTTTTCTTTGTTTGGATTCATAGGTCGATCTCGTCTGTATTGAAATAATTACGCACGTTGCTACTTGGGTATGCAGCATTGAGCAATGGAAACACCAAGTCCATAATTGTGGCTCGGCATGTCATGTCATCATCTGGAATCTCAATCGAGATCGTTGGTGATGGTATGCCTTCTCGCGGAGGATTGATTGTTGGTTCAAGAGTAAGTTTCATATAAAAAGTGTGGCCGATATTTTAACCCTCGGCCAACGGGCTTGTTGATTTAGATTACCAGGGAATATCAGTGGTATCTTCGTCCTTCATCAGTGGATGCTCTCTCGCTGGTGTTGCTGTTTTTGGAGCAGAACGAGATCCGCCATCGAAGATGAACTCCTTTCCATTGCCAATAAATGGAGTGTACTTTTTGGCTTGGCGTTCTTCCTTGGTGGTGCTCTCAGAGACACTGTGAGTTTTGCCAAACTTGTCTTCACCATCACGGTTGCTTTTCACATCCAGGGATAGGTAGCACTTGCCATTTGCATGTGCGTTGATGCGGCTCTCTGGGATGCAGATCGCGACATACTCTTTGCCGTCTTTTCCGGTGATTTTCTTTGCGCCCTGAAGAGCGAGAAGGTCGAAACTGATGTTGATTGTGCTATTTGCCATATTGTTGTGTTATTTTGATTTACATTTAGCTCTTTTTCTGTGTGAGCAGTTGTCGCATAATCCATGACGAACGTGCTTACAAGATGTGGTTCCGCATTGGATGCAATTTTTGTGTTTTCTTGACCACTGTCCACATGTTTTGTGAAGTGTTGCGTGCTGAGATTGCGTCATAACTTCAAGATTCTCTATACTATCGCCAGTGCAATCTCCGTTTTTATGATGAATGATCTCATTCGGCAATAAATACCTACCAAGATGATTCTCCATAACTAATCTGTATCGCAATACATGCGATCCTCCAGAGTGAGATGGATATGGATGGTTTGGAGTATAAATCAGCGTTCTGTTATCATGTATTTTAATTTCTCCACCTTTCCACTTTGGATTATAAGATCCAGTTTTGCAGTTAATTGGCCTATCTGCTTGCAAGTTTCCATTATTCTTTAGTCGTTGGTAATGAGGTCCACACAATCCACGATTAGCTACTTTTCTTTGGCAATTTCTAATTGGGCATGCTTCTCCTTTTTTGCGATAGCCATCTTCTTTGCTTGCTCGGTTGTCAGAGTTCTTTTGGATTTCTTCCCACCAATCGAACCCATTGACGCCAAGTATTTTTTGATTTCTTGATTCATTTAAATTCATAATTGACTACCAATAAACGTAAGCCGTTTACGTTGCAAGCCATTTCTTTTTCTCCCATACAGGAATATCCAAACTGAGTACTCCCTTAGAATATCCAGGCCAATTTCCAGTAGCAAGACAAGTCGAGTATGTGTCAATGCAGCGATTCATCTGTGCCCTTCCAATTTCTAAAGCCTCTTCCGGTGGTTGATAAAAAACAACATCGTGAGGCTCTTGTGTCTCTACAACCATCCATAGCCATAATGGTGGCTCCTCTAAACCCAGTTCTAATGCTAGAAGAGTTTGATACCAAGCGCATTGAGCCGTATATTTTAGTCCAAATACCTTTCGACCAAAATCATCTGGGTCGGCTGATGATGTAGTTTTTAGGTCCAGTATCATAGGCTTACCACTTTCATCCTGGCCGTATGCGTCAAGCCGCCCCTTGATCTCGACGCCCTTGTAATTGTTCACAATGCCTACTTCGCGCTGCTTGCACAGGTTGAGCATGTATTGAGCGTCAGGGCTATTGCGGACAGCCTCAACAGTGCGGACAACTGTTGCATGCTCAGCCAGAGACAGGATGGTCATGCCAGCGTGTTTATCGCGCCATGCCTTGCCCTCTTTGGTCCGAAGATCAATATCAACAGGCTTAACGGTATGGCTGTATGGTTTGCCTTCGAGCACAGTTTCGTGAACGATGGTTCCAATAGTCATCTCAATTGAAGGCTCAAATGTCTTTTTGAGCGATGACTGATAATGCTTTGGGGACTTGAGGATGGTCTTTAGGCTACTGAAATTAGCAGCCGGATGCGACCTATAAGTTTGTTCGTCTAGGATAATCATTCTGCCACCTCCTGCATCGAAGGAAGCGCAAGGCTTGCGGTTGGTTTTGGGGTTATGTCGCGCTCAAGAACGACATCGCCATCTTTCTCGATGTGCTCTGCGATTTCACTAGCAAGCGGCAGCAGTTTGCACAGTCGGCGCAAACTTGTCTTCTTCGCCATTTCGCCGTAATCCGTAGCCCATGGACCAGAGTTACCAGAGCGTGAACGCTTGCGGATAGCATCAACCTCATCCTTTGTCATGGTAGCGGTTTGAGTTTCGCCAGACTTGAGAACGGCTTCTGCATATACAGCTTGGATTTCTCCACGAGGTTTACGCCACTCGACCTTGTGCGTGATTTTGCCATTTTCCCATACGAACTCATCATTCTCACAAACGAGTTCAGAGCGAATGCTGACAACATCGCCGGAGCGACGAACAAGCTCGATCATGCCCATATATGACAAAATCAGAGTGCATTCAGATCCGTAAGGAATCAGATAGGCACGTCGTCCATCTGGCTCAAGACCTGCGGCAGAAAGGTCTAGCAAGCATTTGAATAGACTTGCCTGAGTGCAATCCTGCAACTTTGGTGTTCGCTGCAATGCTGTGAGAGCAATGCGCGAGAACCGCTCAGGAGTCATGTGCTTTGGCAGCGCCAATGCTACTTGCTCGCGGAACTTTTCTCCGCCGATCATCTCTTTGAGAGTCGGTTGCTTAATCGTTGGTTTTGTTTCTGTATTGTTGTCGCTCATGTGTTTT